GCAAACGAGGCGTTAGCCGTGGACACGGTGATGGTCTGCCATGTGGTGTTGTTCTCGCGCAGCTCGTTGGTGCCAGACACCATGCGCTCTTTACCCTTGCCGTTAGACAGGCCGTAAAGAAGCTCGGAGTATTCCTCCGGCGACATGTTGGTCAGCTCGTCCATGGTTGCCGGTAGGTTGTTAAGGATACCCACCCAGAGCAGTCGCCCGTTCATCGTGTCCTTCTGCGACAGACGCAGGTCCTTGGGGTGCCCGTAGACGCTGTTCACCAAGTGGAGCACGGTTGACTTACCCGTACCAGAGCGTGGGTTATACAGGTTGATGACCGCCCCCGTCTGATTGAGGAACTTCAGAAGCGGAGCGCCAAAGGCACTCAGCGCCGCAAACGCGTGGGGCTCCATACCCTTCGAGTCGAACAGGGCCGCTGCTTCCTTCCACTTGTCCAACGTACCCACCGGACCAATGAACTTAGCCAGCTTCTGCGTGGTCTTTGACGGCGGCGAATAGATATGCCCCGTTGCGGTAATCTCTTGATCTCCAATAACAAACCTGCTGTTACCTTCGACCCATCCAAATTGCTGCCTCATGATCTCTGCCTTATCTTTCTCTAGGCGCATATCCGCCGATGACATGATGTAGTCGTGTACTATGTTGGCCTTCTTGCCCCTGATGTAAGCACCGCCGTCCGACATTATCTTGCGGAACTCATCGAAGACCGAGATTTTCATCATTGGGAGTGTGAACTCCCGTATGCCGTCCGCAGGCAAGTGCAGACGTATAAGCACGTAGTCCTTATAGCTCCCGTCGACACGGTCAGTGACGCGCTTCACCACGTACAGATCGTAGGGGTAGATGCAGAAGGGGTCCGGTTGCTCCCCGGCCTCGTTCTTTTGTGGCATCACCCAGACGCCGCCGCCTTCGCCCCGGTAGTAGGGTTTGGGGTACGGAGGTATCTGGAACGTCTGGACCTCACCAGCTACTTCTTCCACCTTGATGTTGTTGGTGGCCCTCTTGGGGATTTTACCTAGGTCACGGGGGCCTAAGATTTTCCCAAAGTGTTTGCACCCCTCGCAGCGGTCAGGGTACATCGCCTTGTATCGGGCGCAGCTAGTCGCCTTCCGGATGGTGGCTACCTTCCTGTCCACCTCTTCCGGGTCGTACTGCGGGTAGTCCTTGGATATAAGGTGCACCGCCGTAGAGGCGTCCTCACACAACGCCGCCACAGACAAAGCGTAGAACCACTCGTTGTAGTCCGTGTCCGCTTGATTAGTGTAGGCATACGCCAGCTGAGCACAGCCGTCGCCGTTGGCGGTTCGCGCCATGATACGCTTGAAGTTGTAGCCCACCCCGTCCAGCATCGCCTGCTGTTGGGGAGGAGCCTTGTAGTCGGGGTCGAAGATAGACTTGGCCGGTGCCGGTGGCACCACGCCTAGCGTCTTGCAAAACTCCTCAAAGGCAATGGGCTCACCCTCATGGGCGACAGTGACGGGGACCTGCCCGTCACGCTTAAAGTTGAACGTGCCCGGTACGCGCAGGATGCGCGCCGACTCAAAGACCTTCTCATCTACGCGCATCCCTTGGGTGCGGCAGACCTCGCGCAACCGGCGCGCAGCGGGCTCCCATTGGTTAGGTGCTATCTCTTCTGTCAGCGCCCAGTAGACGTGCCAGCCATAGCCGGAGTCCACCAGTGTGGGGCGTGGAAGCCCTACGGTCCTACAGAAGCCTTGAAGCGCCTTGAGTCCCTGCTCTTGGGTGTCGTAGTCCTTGCCCGGTACGCAGTCGATATCCAACCAGAACGCCTTGAGCGCGCGGACGTTTTCCTGAGTCCTGCTGGTCGCTTCCTTGTACGTGGCTACTCCGAAGTAAACATCTCTGCCTCCCCGCAAAAAAGTTTCAATTGTTGCGTCCGCCTCTTCTCTGTCCGGGACAAGGTGCTGGCGCACGTGCCCGTTCTTGATGCCAACAATGGCGATATGGCCAGATGCAGGCTGGACGTGTTTTAACAGGTCGAAGTCCATCGGGCGTCACTCGTCGTTGCGGGAAAACCCGCCAACTCTGCTCTCATTGTGATCGTTAGTCGAGACTAGCTATGTACCGCTCAACCGCTGGCTGGTGCGCCTCTGACGGGTCGTATTCACCAGTGAACCAGTAGTAGATGGTCTGACGGGTAACCCCTAGGGCTCCGGCGACTTGCGTCACCGGGATGTTGCGCTCGATACAAGCTCGACCCAAGCGCACCCCTAGGCGGTTCTTATCCCCGTTCAGGATAGTCTCGGCTACATAAAGGCTGTAGCCTCGCATAGCTTATTCCCCGTCCTCGTCTTCTTCGTCCAACCATGCTGCCATGGCCTGCTTGAGCTCTGGCTTAGCGGTAACTTCAGCCGACGCCCGCTTGGGCGCAGCGCGCTTGGTGGGAGCTTCAGCCACAGGGGCTTCTTCCTCCTCATCGTCACCGAAGGGGTTACCAGCCGGAGCGGCAGGAGCGACCTTGGCCTCGATCATCTTGGGCTCGGCCTTGACCTTTGCACCACCCGCTTCGACAACGCTCAGGCCGACGTAACGCTTGGTCTCAGGGTCTTCCTGCGCAGCGTCAACGAAGCCAGCTTCAACGTCGGTCAGGTGACGCACAGGCTGGAACTTCAGCTTCATGGTGTCAGCATCAAGGTCGTACATCACACGGGTGACGACGGTATCCACAGCTTCGCTGTTGGCCAGCAAGAACTTCTTGTAGCTCTCGAACGGGTGGACGCTATCGACGCCCTTACCGAACAACGAGCCAGCCGGGATTTGCATCTGGTAGATTTCACCCGATGGGTCACCGGACACCAGCACCGCGATACGGCGCAGGTAGCGGCAGGCGCGCCCCTTGCCGTTCTCGCCAGAGCCTTCGACGTTCTTAGGGCAGGCGACGCAAGAGGAAGCCGGCTTACCGGCAGCCTTGGCGTCCGGGGTCTTGCCATCGTTGGACCAGCAGTCAGGCAGCGTAGCCTGCGCGTTGGGGTCATACTTGGAGCCGTAGAACTGGCGCGACGGTTCAGCCAGCATGTCAACGATGATGACGTCCAGCTGATGCGGGACAGCCTTGCCGATCTGCTCACCACCCACGATGCGCTTGAAGGTGCCGTTGGTGTTCAGGCCGATGCGGCGCAGGCTACCGCCGTTGCTACCCATCTTGTCCAGCAGCTTGGACTGCCGGCGTACGGTGGGGACGCTAGATGCGTCTGCGAAAATGGTCAGGTTGCTCATATTCATTCACCCTTTTTGCTAGGTTTGCGAACTTGGATTACGAACTTGCGGTCGAGCTGAAGGCCCATGGGCATCAGGTCTGGGTTCTCGTCCAGAAACTGCTGCATGTTACCGTTGTGGATACGCTTTTCGAGGACGAACGGGATGTTCTGCTCGACCACGAAGTTGTACATGGACTCCCAATCGTTAGTCCAGTAACGGGACTGAACACGCCGTGACACAGTACCCACAGGGGTCTTCACGCTGTCCAGATTGTGTTCGTTGCAGAACTCCAAGATAGCGGAAGAGATAACCTCAAGGCTCTTCTCCAGCTTCTCCATCTGCGCTTCAAACACTTCTTTACGCTTGGCGATGGTCTCGCGCACATTACGGTACGCTTCCACCATCTCCTCGATACTTACTGAGTCCGACATGGTTTGCTCCTTCGGTTGCCGGGGTATTGGATGTAGCAGTCTGATTAGATTGTGTCAAGTATATCATGATACAGGTCGATAAGTTTTTCGTGGTTGGTGATGTTGTTCCGGAGCATGGCGTACAGCCGCGACTCCACCTCGCTACCCTTGATGTGCACCACCGTCATGGCGTTCTTCTGCCCCGGTCGGTCGATGCGCGCGTTGGCTTGCAGGTAAGTCTCCACTGACGTGACCGGTGCGTACCAGATGATTGTGTCTGCCGCCGTAAGGGTAAGCCCGTGGCTGGCAGCCTGCGGCTGGATAACCAGCACCTTCGGGTCAGGGTCGTTCTGGAACTTGGTGACGATATCACTGCGGCGATTGACCGGCACCTTACCGCTAATGACGTCACAGGAGATGCCTTCCTTCTCCAGCCGGGTTACGAGCAGGTTGATGGTGTGCGTGAAGGGGACGAAGACCAGCACCTTGTTGCTTGTCTCGTTGATGACCTCCAGCACCGCAGTAAGCCGGTTGGACACGTCGAACTCAAGCACCTGCCCATCATCCGTGTAGACCGCGCCTCCGCTGATCTGGAGCAGCTTGTTGACCTTGGTCGCTGCGTTGACGGCGCTGACCTCCTCGCCCGCCGCCTCGATGAGCAGCTGGCTCTTGAGCTGATTGTAGTACTTCTTCTGCTGGGGGGTCAGGTCCACCTCTCGCTCGATGTGGGTGACGGGAGGCAGGTCAAGGCAGTCCTTCTTTGCGAACCGGATAGCCGGCTGAAGCACCTCATGCACGACCTTGCTTGCGTGGGGCTTGGGTGCCCACTTGAACTTGCTTATCGGCATCATGACGCTGTCGCGGAACGGGCCGAAGTACTTAGGGCACTTGGGTGTATCCAAGAGCCGCGCCAAGCCGTAGGCGTCTACTGGTGACTGAGCTGCGGGCGTACCCGTAAGCATCCACACCCGTGGGTTGAGCGCCTTCACGATCTTGTTGAGTATCTTCCAGCGGTTGGTCTGCGCGTTCTTATATGCAGACGCCTCGTCCACAACGATCAGGTCAAACCTACCCGCTATGATCTCGTCGATCACCGTGGCCACGCCGTCGAAGTTAATGATGACGAACTCAGCCCCAGCACGGAGGACCTTCTCGCGCTGCTTGGCGCTCCCGTATGCCACGCTACACGCACGGTGCATGGCAAACTTAAAGATGTCCTGCTGCCACGCCGACTTCATGATGGACAGCGGGCACAGCACAAGGACGCGCTTTATCAGCCCTTTCTTCATCAGGTAGTCGGACGCCCAGATGACGCTGGCGGTCTTACCCGTACCCTGCTCGTTGAAGCAGAACGCCCGATGACGCAGCGACAGGAACGACGAAGTCGTCTTCTGGTGGTCGAAGGGGGTGTAGCG